GGCTAAAGACCCACAGCGTATGTATAACTACTGGGCCACTAGCTTGACCGAGACCGTAGCTTTAGCGCCTAAGGCTAAATGGATTCTTGCTGAAGGCCAAGACGAAGGCCATGAAAACGAATGGGCGATGGCTAATATTAAAGCCTCACCTTATTTGCGTTACAAGCAGACCGATACAGAAGGTAGGATGGCCCCTCCTCCTACAAGACAAGCGCCTGAACAGCCTCCTACAGGGGTTATGGCTGCATTAAGCGGTATGAACGCAGACTTGCAGGCTGTGGTTGGTATATACGACCCTAGCCAGCTTCCGCAAGGCAACCAATCAGGCAAGGCTATCCAAGGTCAACAACAGCAAGTTGACATGGTTAATTACCATTACTATGACAACTTGACTCGTTCTATTGCTTATTGTGGCCGTATTATTTTGGATTTGATTCCTAAAATTTACGATACTGAGCGAGTTTTGCGCATAATTGGCGATGACGGCAAACCTGAATTAGTTACGCTGAACCAACGCTCCGTTGACGAGCAAGGTGTAGAAAAGATTCTAAACGACGTATCCGTTGGCAAATATGACGTTGTAATGGATACAGGCCCAGGCTATTCATCTAAGCGCCAAGAGGCTGTAGAGGCTATGACAGGGCTATTTGCTGCCGATCCTCAGCTTATCCAAGTGGCTGGCGACCTATTTGTGCGTAATATGGACTTCCCAGGTGCAGATATTATTGCTGACCGCTTGGCAGCGTCTAACCCAATGGCTCAAATTGACGATAAATCGCCTGTTCCGCCACAAGTTCAGATGCAGGTTAAGAATATGCAGTCTCAACTCCAGCAGGCTCAACAAACTATTCAGCAATTACAGCTTGATATTAAGCACAACAGTTCTGTTAAACAGATGCAAGAAGATGCAGAAACTAAGCGAGAGCTTATGCGTCAGACTGCTAAGGCGCATGATATTGAAATGCGTGACTCTGCTAAGCAAACAGATACTGTTATTAACAATCAGACCAAGCTAGAAATTGAACACCTAAAGGCAAACTTGGCCTTAGTATTGGCGCATTTAAATTTACGCTCTGAAAAGGAAGCTGAAGCTGAGGCAATCGAAAGAGCAATTTGATTGTGTTTAATAAAATTTTGTGTTAAAAAGTAACAATCTACCAATGGATTCATTGGGTTAATTCTTGGAGTTATCCATGTCAGAAGTGCAAGAGCGGTTGGCATCAAATGTAGTAACAAGTGAAAATTTAGTCGATTGGAACATGAATCGTCTTGGTTTAGCTGCCGAGGAAGCGCCAGTTGAGGCTGAAACAGTAGAGGAAACTCCTGAATCAGAGCCGATTGAGCAAGCTCAAGGTGAGAGTGAACCAGCGTCAGAACCTGAGACAAAAGCAACAGAGGAACGGAAACAAAATCCTAAACTCGAGAAAAGATTCTCTGAGCTTACTAAGGCTAGAAAAGAGGCAGAAGATAAAGCTGCCAAAGCTCAAGCTGAAAAAGAAGCCCTAGAGGAGCGTTTACGGCAATTTGAAACGGTATCGACCCAACCTAAAGAAATCGATCCTGTAGGAGATGAGCCAAGAGCGGATCAGTTTACCGATGCCATTGAGTATGCGAAAGCACTCGCAATGTGGTCGACTGAAAAGGCTTTATATGAGCGTGATAAGCAGGAAGCGGAGCGGAAAGCTGCGGAAGAACAGGCCAAAATCCAAAAGTTATGGTCTGAAAAGCTAGAAAAAGCAAAGCCAAACCTGCCTGATTTTGACGATTTAGTGACATCAAGTAACGTCCAGGTTTCTAATGAAATTAGGGACGCAATCTTGGAGTCGGATGTAGGCCCACAAATCCTATATGAACTAGCGTCAAACACAGAATACGCAAATAAAGTGGCAGGAATGCCGCTTATTAAAGCCTTACGAGAGATTGGGAAGTTGGAGGCTAGGTTTGAACAGGAAACTGCCGAACCAGCGAAGAAGCCTGTTGCTGTGCAGTCAAAAGCGCCTGCTCCGATTAGTCCTTTGAAGGGAACTGGTAGTGCCGAGGTTATAACTTCTGATACAGATAAGTTGACCTATGCGCAATACAAAGAACTCCGCAAAGCTAGACGGATCAGGTAAAACCTAATTTCTATTTAAGGAAAATGAGATGAGTAATAATTTATTAACTATCTCGAAGATCACCAACGAAGCGTTGATGGTCCTCGAAAACGAACTGACATTCACTTCTGAAGTGGATCGTAACTATGACGATCAATTCGCTGTTGTTGGCGCTAAGATTGGTAATACCGTTAACGTCCGTCGTCCAGGTCGTTTCATCGGAACTACAGGTCCTGCTCTCAACGTTGAAGACTTCAATGAGACTTCTGTTCCTGTAACTTTGTCGACACAATTCCATGTGGACACACAATTTACAACTCAAGATTTGGCACTGTCTTTAGACATGTTCTCTGATCGTGTATTGAAGCCTGCTGTTGCAGCTATCGCTAACAAGATCGATAGAGACGGTTTGGTAATGGCTAAGAACGCAACTTACAACACTGTAGGCGTTGCTGGCACACCTCCAACTGGCTTGATCACTTACTTGTCAGCTGCTGCATACCTCGACTCCGAAGGCGCTCCACGTGATGGCCGTCGTGCTTGTATCGTTGATCCTTTTACTTCTGCAACTATTGTTGACAGCTTGAAAGGCTTATTCGTTCCACAAGAAGCTATTGGCGAACAGTATCGTAAAGGCTTGATGGGTCGTGATTCCGCTGGCATGAACTGGAAACTTGATCAAAACGTTGTGGCACAAACATACGGTAACTTCAGCACAACGACTGTTACTGGCTCTGTAAACGTTACAACTGCAACTGGTTTCTTGACCTCTGGTTGGGCTTCTAACAGCACCATCACTTTGACTGCTGCTAACACTGGCACAATCAACTTGAACCAAGGCGATACATTCACCATCGCTGGTGTATATGCAGTTAACCCACAGAACCGTCAGTCATACGGCAAACTGCGTAACTTTGTAGTTAACAGCGCTGTTTCTGTTGCTTCAGGTTCTTCAGTTTCTGTAAACGTATCTCCAGCAGTTATTACTGGTGGTCAGTTTCAAAACGTTTCTGTAACTTCTACTGGCGCTCAAGCTGTAACGTTCTTCAATAGCACTGGCACAACTTCTAACCAAAACATGATCTTCCACCGCAATGCGTTTACGCTTGCAGTAGCTGACCTTGAGTTGCCAGAGGGTGTTCACTTTGCAGGTCGTGCGTCTGATAAAGAAATTGGTCTCAGCATGCGTGTGGTTCGCCAATATACAATTAACAATGACAGTATTCCTACTCGTCTTGACGTATTGTATGGATGGGCTCCTCTGTATCCTGAACTTGCTTGCCGAGTTGCAGCTTAATTTAACGGATAACGAAAGGAAACTATATGTCTAATCCAGGACCAGCAATTACTAACTCAACACACCCATCGAACCTTAACAGCCAACAAGCTCTGCGTGTTTTAGCAGTTCTTAAGGGTGTTAGCGTTGCAGCTTTGGGTGATACACCATTGCCTGTAATCAACAGCGCTTTGTATTTGCCAACCACTATTGTTATTGCTAACGCAAACAACAACGGTGCAACGCAATCCGTAGCTTCTGTTGCTTTGGGTATCTACACAGCACCTTCAGGTGCAAGCGGTTCAGGAACAGCAGTTTTGACCACAGCAGCATTGACAGGTCAAACTACTCCTTCCTATGTAACTGTTTCATCCTCAACTGACACTGCTACCGCTTTGTCAGCACAAACCCTATACATTAACCAAACAACCGCTGTAGCTACAGCGACTGTGGACGTTTATGTTTATGGTTACGATCTAAGCCCAGGCTTCTATTAATCTGAGCTGATGTAAGGGAAAAAGCCATCTTTAAAAGGGTGGCTTTTTTTCTATTTGGTCTTATAATTAATTAACCCATTTTTAGGGTTTTCTTTGCAAAGGAAAAACTATGTCTAGCACTACCGTAACTCGTGGGAATTCCCATGAAACCTTTTATATCCAGCCTACTTTTGACAATACCTCAAATTCATTAGCTGCCAATACTACAACCGCTGTTACTTACAACGTTCCTGGCTTGTTGACTACCGACCAAATTTGCGTTTTTGGTTATAACGGTTCACAAACTGCTGGTGTTGTTATTGCTGAAGCTGATTGCTTGGCTGCTGGTGTTTTAACCATTCAATTTGGAAATTTGACCTCTACTGCTACTTTAAAGCCAGCAAGCGGTGTATATACTATTCAAATCGTTCGTATTGAAGGTAACCCAGCGCCAGTAAACGCTGCTTAAGGAATAAACATGGCAAACACATCGGTCTACCGTTTTGTTGGCCCTACAACTGCTATTACGGTTAGTGGAACGGCCTCAACAGCCGTTACCATTACCCCAAATGGCAATGACCAGGTCAACTATTGCGGATTTTTGAATACTTCAGCTAATCCTGTTGCTATTACTATTACCCCAACTTCCGCTCCTGCAGCTGTATTGCCTTCAGGCGGAAATACAAGCCAATCGTTTGTTTTGGGTGTAACTATGTCCCAGCCAACAGTAATTGCTGTCCCTCCTATTTTCTCAATTACTGCAATTGGAACTTCAGGAACAACGCTTTATGTAATGCCAATGGCGGACCAATCGTAAGCCTATAAAGGACTTTTATGGCTGTTAATGATTCTGTTACGCAGAATTTACTGCCTGTTCAGGCTTACTTTAACCTAGATGGGTCTTTTAATACCTTTATAGGGCAAGGTCAGCCTTTTTTTGCAACGGTTAATCCTGTTCAGTCAGGGTTAACCATTACAAACTCGACTATTGATAGCTCGCCTATTGGTGCAACTACCCCTTCCACAGGGGTTTTTACCAATATATCGACTACCACAGGGCAAATAAGCACAACTCCTAGTAACAATACCGATATTGCCAATAAGTTCTATGTTGATACCGTAGCGCAAGGCTTAGGTCCTAAGGCTGCCTGCGCAGTAGCCACACTAGCCAATATAACGCTCTCAGGGCTACAAACGATTGATGGCTATACTACCCTAGCAGGAGACCGAGTTCTCGTAAAGAACCAGTCTTCTAGCCAATATAACGGCATATATATCGCATCGGCATCTAGCTGGACTCGAGCCGTTGATATGGACGTTTGGGCTGAAGTGCCAGGCGCATATACCGTAGTTTTAAACGGCAGCCAGTCTGATACAGGTTGGGTTTGCACTGCAACACAAACAGGCACAATAAACGTTACAGCGATGCCTTGGGTTCAGTTCTCAGGATCGGCTACTTATTTTGCTGGCACAGGGTTAACCCTAGCTTCTAATACTTTTAGCATTACGAATACTGGTGTTTCAGCCAATACATACGGCTCTGCCAGCGCAGTTCCTGTCATAGCAGTAAATGCACAAGGTCAAATTACAAGCGCAACAACGACCCCTATTGCTATTGCTAACACCCAGGTTAGCGGTCTAGGCACTATGTCTACCCAAAACGCTAATAACGTGGCTATTACTGGCGGAAGTATTACAGGCACACCAATAAGCGGTTCAACCGTTGGTGGCACTACTATTACGGCATCAACCCAATTTAGTGGCCCTGGAACAGGTTTAACAGGCACAGCAAGTGGTTTATCTATTGGTGGAAATGCTGCCACAGCTACCTCGGCAACTACCGCAGGCTCTGTAACGAATAGCATTACATTTAATAATAGCGGTTCAGGCGCAGCCTCAGGCACTACTTTTAACGGTTCTAGCGCACAGACTATTTCCTACAATACCGTAGGCGCATCCCCTTTAGCTGGTTCTACAAGCCTAGTTACGCTTGGAACGGTTACGACTGGTGTTTGGAACGCAACCCCTATTTCTAACAGTTATTTGGCTAATAGCTCGATTACGATTGGCTCTACATCGATTAGCTTGGGTTCGACAGCCTCTACGCTTACTAGCGTTACGATGGCAACACCTACGATTTCTAGCTATGAGACTTACACAGCGACTTCTGCTCCAAGTTACAACGCAGGTCGCTTATGGTATGACAGCACTCAAAATGCGCTGGCATATTACAACGATGTCACAAATAACACCTTGCATATTGGCGAGGAAATTCAGCTTAAGGTTTATAACAATACTGGCTCTACAATTAACGTGGGCCAACCAGTTTATGTAACCTCGACTAGCAGTGGATTTACCTATCCAAACGTTGCCTTAGCTATTGCCAACAGCCTTACTACAGGAAACGTTATTGGATTGGCTAACCAGGCTATTCCTACAGGAACGGCTGGTTATGTAACCACTATTGGTCTCGTTCAAGGCCTAAATACTGGAAGCTATACAGTAGGCGATACCCTATATTTATCCCCATATTCTGCTGGTTACTACCAAAACACCATCCCACCTACAGGCTATGCAATTAAGCTAGGAACGGTGGCTTATGTAAGCTCTACAAATGGCGCAATTTATGTCAATAAGAGCATTTTATCGGTTCAAGCTGGCAATATTGTAGGTCAAGTAGCTCTTGCTAATGGTGGCACAAATGCCAATTTAACGGCTGTAGCAGGCGGAATTGTATATTCAGGGGCATCTGCCCTAGCTATTAGCGCAGCAGGCACATCAGGCCAAGTATTAACCTCAAGTGGCACAGGCGCACCAACTTGGTCAACCCCAACCTCTTATGCGACTGTTACCGATGACACCACTACAAATAGCACTCGTTATCCTTTGTTTGCTAACCAAACAAGCGGAAACCTATCAACAGAATATACAAGCTCTACTAAGCTCCAATACAACCCTTCTACTGGCATTTTTACGGCTACAGGGTTTAGCGGTTCAGGAGCAAGTTTAACTAGCCTTACTGCTGGTAATTTGTCAGGAACTATCCCTAGTGGAGTTTTAGGTAATTCCTCGCTATATATTGGGACTACCGCAGTTCCGTTGAACTCGGCAAGCGGATCAATTACCTCTTTAGCGGTCAATATTAGCGGTTCGGCAAGCTCGGCTACAACTGCAACCACAGCGACAAACGCTACAAATATTATCATTACAGACAATACAAGTTCTGCGTCAACTTATTACCCTGTTCTATCGTTAAACTCTAGTGGCAATAACGCAGCGACAACTAGCTCTACCAAGCTCAGTTTTGTGCCAAATACAGGTGTTTTAAGTGCTACATCGTTTAGTGGCGCAGGCACAGGATTAACAGGAACAGCATCAAGTCTTTCGATTGGCGGTAACGCTGCAACCGCTACCACAGCGACATCAGCCACCACAGCGACCAATGCCAATAACGTAGCCGTAGCCGATGCCAGCACAAACGCTAACTATTACCCTACTTTTGTATCTGCTACAAGTAGCAATCAGGCTTTAAAAACAGCGTCATCTACGCTAAAATACAATCCATCAACAGGAGCTTTAAGCACAGGCTCCGTAATTTATATAGCACCATAAGGAAAAATCATGGGTCAATTAGTCTTTCAAGCAACAGCAGGCGGTCAGGTAGCCCTAGTTGGCCCTAATCCTAGCTCTAACTTCTCTTTAAACGTTCCTGCTGTAAACGGCAATCTTGTAACCACAGGCGATACAGGCACAGTTACAAGCACTATGCTTGCATCAAGCGTTTACACCGCCCCTGGCACTATTGGCTCAGGAACACCAAATACAGGCGCATTTACAAGCCTTAGCGCATCAACTTCTATTACTAATTCAAGCCTAACAGCAGGTCGAGTAGTTTATACAGGCACAGGTGGTCTAGAGTCAGCATCAGCTAACTTAACATTTAACGGCACAACTTTAACTGTAGCTAATGATGCTTCTATATCAGGTCTTACTGTTGGTAAGGGTGGTGGTAGTG